GGCACTGTATCTGATCAGATCGGTGATCTGCGTGATGTGCCTATCAACAACCAGACATCAGCTTACATTCTTGCTGCAAGTGATGAGGGCAAGACTGTCAGCATCACTACGGGTGGCGTGACGGTGAACGCTAACATCTTGGCTGCTGGGGCTATCGTCAGCATCTACAACAACAGCGGCTCATCGCAGACCATCACGCAAGGCTCTACAGTGACCCTGCGCCAAGCTGGCACGGCTAACACGGGCAACCGCACACTGGCTCAGTACGGTGTCTGCACGGTTCTCTGTGTGGCATCCAATACGTTTGTGATCTCTGGTGCGGGCATTACCTGATGGGTGTCGCCATCCTCATGCTTGGCACGGGTTCTGGCAATCCGCCTGTTTCGGTTGATTATCTCGTCGTTGCTGGCGGCGGTGGCGGTGGTACGTCTGGCAATCTAAATACTCAATCAGGCGCGGGTGGCGGTGGTGGCGGTTTCCGAACAGCCACAGGTTTTTCAGTCCCGGCTGGCACAAATCTTACTGTTACAGTTGGTGCTGGCGGCAATGGCGCTACGACAACATCTGTCGCCGGATCAAGCGGTGGTGACTCTGTATTTTACACCATCACATCTACGGGCGGTGGCGGTGGCGGCACGGCTATCAGCACTGTAAATGCTATTAAGAACGGCCTAAGCGGCGGCTCTGGTGGCGGTGGTGCTGGTCTGGCTACGTCTCCCGGTGCCTTGGGAACAGGAACTGCTGGTCAAGGTTATGACGGCGGTACAGGCGGCACCAGTGCTGCGTCTACATCTGGCGGCGCTGGTGGTGGTGGTGCGGGTGGCCGAATTGGTGTTAGCGGAAGAGGAGATACTGGTTCTGGAGGCAGCGGTGGCGCTGGCACATCCTCATCTATCACTGGCTCCGCAGTCACTTATGGCGGTGGCGGTGCTGGCGCTGGTACTGTAAGCGGCGGTACTGGCGGCTCAGGTGGTGGTGGTGCAGGCGCAACTGGTAACGCCAGTGGCGGCGATGCTACTGCAAGCCGTGGCAGCGGTGGCGGCGGTGGCAGAAACTCCCCGACCAATCGCGGCGGCAATGGCTCCGCTGGCATTGTCAGCATACGCTATGCCAATACTTATGATGATGCGGTGGCAACAACAGGCTCACCTACGTTCACTAACGCTGGCGGCTACAAGATTTACACTTGGACCACAGTTGGAACGTGGAGTATTAGGTTCTGAGGTTTAACATGGACACGCAAACGATCTACAACATGGTTGGTGGCACGGCTATCGCGGCTGGTGGATGGTTTGCGCGTGAGCTGTGGGGCGCAATGAAGGAACTTCGTTCCGATCTTCACGCGATCGAAGTGGACCTGCCCAAGACCTATGTCATGAAGGACGATCTCGACAAGCGCATGGCGCACATCGAGGACATGTTCCAGCGGATCTATGACAAGCTAGACGGGAAGGCCGACAAATGAGCACCACAGAAGAGAAGCAGGAAAAGATCGCCCTTGAGATGGCAGCTAATGCCAGCAAGGGCGCGTTGGTTGAGAAGATTGTCTTCGCTGGCGTCCCGATTCTATTTTCCTGCGTGGTCTATTTGATGAACGCGCTTTCAAGCGCCAACAATGAGATCATCCAACTGAAATCCAAGATTGCCGTAGTGGTGAACGCCGACAACAAGGCCATCCCGCCGCAGGGTACGACCATAGATATGGCTCAGATCCGTGAGCAACTCAGTGAGCAAATTGCCCGCGTTGAGAAGGAAGCTGCCCTTGGCAGGGCTGCCATGACCTTGGATCGTGAACGCGCTATGGCTGCGGTTGATAAGAGCCGTTTGGACATGGCTGCTGACGCTGCTGCTGCGCGTGCATCTATCCGCTTTGACATGATGAAGGGTCTTGCTGAGCTTGAGCGTCGTATTGCGTTGCTTGAAAAGGGGCGGTAATGGACCCTTTTACCATCCTAGCTACCGCAAAGGCGGCGACCGAAGGCATTAAAAAAGCCATCGCTATCGGCAAAGACTTCCATGAGATCGTCAAGGACATGAGCGCCTTGATGAAGGCGGAAGGCGATCTTGCCAAACTGGCCGCTGACCCGCCCCGTGGCTGGGGTCAAGCTAATAGCGCCGAAGAAATTGCTATGCAGGCCGTGTCGGCCCGCAAGCAGGTCGAGAGCATGACCGCTCAGATCAAGAATGAGTTCATGGCTCAGTATGGTATGCATGCTTGGGATGAAGTGTTGCGCGAAATCATCAAGGTCCGTAAGCAGCAAAAAGAAGCCGCGCTGAAGGCCGCCCGCGAACGCGCAGACAATCTGCGCCTTCTTATGTTTGCGGCGCCTATAGTCGGTATCCCGCTGATCCTGCTCATCATCGTTGCCATCGCCATCATCAGCAATTAGGAGCAAATCATGGATCTTCTTAAGACCTTTGGACCCCTGCTTGGTCAGGTTGCTCCTACCATCGCCACGGCCCTAGGAGGCCCGCTGGCTGGCGTTGCCGTCAAGACGCTATCCAATGCCCTGCTGGGCCATGAGGGCGGCTCTGAGGACGATGTGAAGGCCGCTTTGGAGAACGCCAGTCCTGAGCAGCTCGCCGCCATCAAACAGATCGACGCAGATTTCAAGGTGCGTATGAAAGAGCTGGACATTGACCTTGAGCGCATCAGCGCCGGGGATCGCGACAGCGCCCGCAAGATGCAGACCCAGACCAACGACTGGATCCCCCGCCTTCTGGCTGTGATGATCACGGTTGGCTTCTTCGGCATTCTGGTGTGGATGCTGGTACACGGCATGCCCACAACTGGCACGGAGGCCCTCTTGATGATGTTGGGGGCCCTTGGCACGGCATGGACAGGCGTGATCAACTTCTATTATGGCTCATCGGCAGGCTCAAAGGCCAAGAACGACATTCTCGCTCAAAAGGAATCGGGCAAATGAAAGACAACTGGGACGCCTGCTTTGCCATGGTCCTCAAGCATGAGGGCGGCTATGTGAACCACCCGTCTGACCCGGGCGGCATGACCAACTTGGGCGTGACCAAGCGCGTGTGGGAAGAGTTTGTAGGCCATGAGGTCGATGAGGCTGCCATGCGCGCCCTGACCCCCGACATGGTCAAGCCGCTCTACAAGAAGAACTATTGGGACAAGATCAAGGGCGACCAGCTCCCGGCTGGCATTGACTATGCCGCCTATGACCTTGCCGTGAACTCTGGCACTGGCCGCGCTGCCAAATACCTCCAGCGCATTGCCGGCGTCCCAGATGATGGCGTGATCGGCCCCAAGTCGATGGAGGCTATCATGGCCTGCGACCCCGAAGAGACGGTCGATGCCATCTGCGAGATGCGCCTTGAGTTCCTCCAGAAGCTCCCCACTTGGGGCACCTTTGGCAAGGGCTGGGGGCGCCGCGTCGAGGAGGTCGAGGCCAAGGCCGCTGAGATGGCAAAGAACGCTTGATGTGCTAGACTAGCGCAGGCTTACGGGAAAGCAGCAATGGCTGAGACTATGACCTTCGCCTCCCTCAAGGAGGATATGCGGCGCTATCTTGAGCGCGGCTTTACGCTCGCCACTGACCAGATCGTCTATGAGCAGCTTCCCCGGCTGATCAACCTTGCTGAGCGCCGCATTGCCATTGAGCTCAAGATTCAGGGCTTCATCAATGTGGTGTCGAGCACGTTCCAGCCGGGGCTTGCTGTTTATCCCAAGCCCGATCGCTGGCGCTCGACGGTGTCGTTCAACTACGGCATTGATGACAACTATCAGCAGCTCTTCCCGCGCGACTATGAATATGTGCGCGAGTACTGGCCGAACCGTAATGAGACGGGCGTGCCGCTGTTCTATGCTGACTATGACTATCAGAACTGGATCATCTCACCCACGCCTGATGCTGCGTATGAGTTTGAAGTTCTGGTCTATCAGCAATTGCCGCTTCTTGATGACGCGAACCAGACCAACTGGCTCACAGACTATGCGCCGCAGCTTCTTTTGTACGGATCCTTGCTTGAGGCAACGCCGTTCTTGAAGAACGATGAGCGCATTCCCGTGTGGCAGCAGATGTACGATCGCGCCGCTCAATCCATCAATGGCGAGGATCTGTCCAAGATCCTTGATCGCTCCGCTCGTCGGACGGGGGCATAAATGACCACATATAACGAGACCTTTGGTGGCACGAACATCTATCCTTCTGATGTGTCCTACCTTGCCTTCAATCTGACTGACGATGTCACGCTTGCATGGCCGCTCTACACCAACGCGCCGAACTCCGCTGCCGATTACACCGCTGCTCGCATCATGAATGTGAACAGCACCGCGTCGAGCAAGAAGGTGTATCTGCCGGCCGCCAATCAAGCATCAGTTGGCGAGTGCTTGCTGTTCAACAACACTGGCAACACCAACTTCTCTGTTGTGACATCGACAGGCGTGGTTGTGTGCAACGTCGGTTCTGGCCAGCTTTGGCAGGTCTATATGACCAACAACACCACTGCCGCTGGTGTGTGGTCTTCGTACCAGTTCGGATCGGCCACAACGACCGCCAATGCAGGCGCTCTTGCTGGGGCGGGCCTCAAGGCCATCACGACTACGCTCAATCAAGCTCTGTCTGTTACTACGCTTAACAGCGCATACACGCTTGGCTCCAATGACCGCGCGGTGTTCTTTAATTGGACTGGCGCGAGCGGCACTCTCTCAATCTCAAGCTCTGCTACGTTGGGTGCTGATTGGTTCTGCTACATCCGCAACAGCGGGTCGAGCAACATCACGATCGACCCTAGCAGCACTGAACTCGTCAATGGTGAATCAACCTTGACGATTGCGCCAGAGAACTCTTGCTTGCTGATTTGCGACGGTGTTGGCTTCTACACCATGGGGCTGTCGCAGACTTCTGTATCTTCGTTTGACTATCTTGCCATTGATGTCAGCGGCACAGGCAACTACACACTCTCGACCTTTGAGCTGAACCGCGTTGCCTACAATCTCTTTGGCACGCTGACTGGCAATCGCAACATCATCGTTCCTGCGACTGTGCAGCAGTATTGGATCACGAACGATACGACTGGTTCGTTCACACTGACTGTTAAGACAAGCGCAGGCACAGGCATTGCTGTAACACAGGGTGAGGCAAACATCCTGTACTGCAATGGCACTGACGTTGTGCCCGGGCAGACCAGCGCTGGCATTGCAACGCCGATCCCGATCGCTGACGGTGGCACTGGCGCCACCACTGCATCTGGCGCTCGCGTCAATCTTGGTGGCACATCGACTGGTATTGCAGTTTTCACTGCTGCGGATGCTGCATCGGCTCGATCTGCAATCGGCGCGATTGGTACACCTGAAGCAACGGCAATCGCAATCACATACGCAGTGGCTTTAGGCTAATGGCTCCTACACCCTACATCATCAAGTCTCTGCCCGGGATCAAGCGCGATGGTACGCGCTTTGAGAACGGCTTCTATGTTGATGGCCAGTGGTGCAGGTTCCAGCGCGGCCTACCCCGCAAGATGTGGGGATATCGCCGCATCAGTAATGCGATGCCTGAGATTTGCCGTGGCCTAAATGGCTACAACCAAGACGGCACACTGCATCTCATGACTGGCAGCAAGAGCTATCTCACGCAGTTTGAGATCAACCAGAACGGTCTTGTCACTGCACAATACGATCGCACGCCAACAGGCTTTGCTGCCAACGACAGACATCTGTGGACGTTCGATGTCACTTATGACGCGATTGGAACGCCCGGGTCTTACATCTTCGCGCATCCCGGCCGCAACCTTGCTGAGATCGACAGCACCGAGACCGCCAATCTTTATTGGGGTCTTGTGAATGGCTCTGCAGATCTTGTCTTGAACAGCGCACCCGCTGTGTCTGGCGGCGTCATCAGCCTCTATCCTTATACCTTCGTCTATGGCTCAGACGGATTTGTTGCGTGGAACGTGGCCAACAGCCCAGATGATTGGGTTGGCGCAGGCTCAGGCGAGGCATACGTCACATCGCAGAAGATCGTTGCCGCTCTGCCGCTGCGCGCTGGTCCGGGCAATGCGCCTGCCGGTCTCTTCTGGTCTCTCGACAGTTTGATCCGCTGCACCTTCGTTGGCGGCGATGCTGTCTTTCAGTTCGACACGCTGACAACGCAGAGCTCAATCCTGTCTTCTCAGTCGCCGATTGAATATGACGGCATCTTCTATTGGGTTGGCGTCGATCGCTTCCTCATGTTCAACGGTGTCGTGCGCGAAGTGCCCAACCAGCTCAATCAAAACTGGTTCTTCGACAACTTGAATTATGCGCAGCGCCAAAAAGTGTTCTCCTACAAGGTGCCTCGCTTTGGCGAGATCTGGTGGTGCTATCCGCGTGGCAATGCAACCGAATGCACACACGCCGTGATCTACAACACCCGCGAGAACACTTGGTATGACACCGAGCTGCCCAATGGTGGCCGCTCCGCTGGCAAGTTCGTGACCGTGTATCAGTATCCGATCACCACGGGCATTGTGGAGCAGGACAGTGCCTACAAGCTTTGGCAGATGGAGTTCGGCGTCGATGAGGTCGATGGCACGCAGCTCAACTCGATTCCTTCCTATTTCCAGACGGCCGACATCGCGGCCGTGGCTGACCAGCAGCAGCCCAAGAACCGCGCCCTGCGTGTGACCTACATTGAGCCTGACTTCATTCAGAAGGGCGACATGACCTGTCAGGTCACGGGCCGCGCCAATGCTCGATCTCCCGAGGTCACCAGCGACGAGCATGTCTTCCCTGCGTTGCAGGATGTCGTGACGCCCGAGCAGCAGGTGCTTTTCTTCAAAGAGACGCGCCGCGAGATGCGCTTCATCTTCAAGTCAAACGTGGTTGGCGGTGACTACCAGATGGGCCAGTGCATCGCCCACATCGAAACCAGCGACGGGACGGTGCTTGGATGATTGACCCTCGCGGCATGACTGTTACTGACTGGACCGATTCAATGGTCTATAGTCTGGAGAAGTATGGGACGGTGGGGCGTCTCAACGAACCGGATAAATGGCAAGCTTGGGCTCTGGGTGTGGTCTCCTTCTTTACAGTAGGTGCCCAAAACCCTCCGAACCCTTTAGAATATAACGACTGGCAAGAGTGGGCATTTGCCTTCACCCGCGCCGTTAACCTTCCCGGTGGCTGAGATGACGATCCATTACGCCGATTACCCTCCTGAGTGGACCCCTCTGGCTAATGACGCAGCCGATTCGTCTTGGCAGGGCAGCCCCATGAGCCGCTTTGCCAAGGGCGGCCGCGCTGGGTGTAAGCCTGTTGCGATCGTGGTCCCCAAGGAGCACATCGAAAAGATGGCCAAGGGCGGCCTTGCTGGTCAGGCCAAAGAGGTCGCAGACGCGGGTGTTGGCGGCGACACGATGATTATCCACATCAATCGTGACGAGTTTGAGAAACTCCGCAGCGAGTGGGGCGACCCCACGGTCAACCCGCACACCGGCATGCCCCAGTTCACGCCGTTCTGGAAGCAGAGCTGGTTTGCCCCGGTGGCGGCGATCGCCTCTATTCCATTGGCTGGCGCGCTTGCTCCTGTGGTTGGCGGTGCTCTGGGCATTGGCGCAGAGGCAACCATCCTTGGCGCTAATGCGGCTAGGGTTGCCACTAGCGCACTTCTTGGCGCTGGCACTGGCGCTCTTACCGGCGGCGGCAAAGGTGCTCTCCTTGGCGGTGCTCTGGGCGCTGCAGGCCCTATCGCCATGAATGCGATCACTGGCTCA